TCCTGAGCCAGGCAGGCGATGCCGCACTGCATCCAGCCCTCCCGGCACTCCTGGATAGCGGTGGCCAGATACTCGTTGCCCGCCGCGAAGCTCACTGCCGCGGCCTGGACGCCATAGATCTTCTTGGACTTCTGGAAGTTGTTGTTGATCTGAATGGGGATCAGCGTATCAGCGGCCACCTCGTCAGTGAAGTCCCGGCCGGGGGTGCCCGCCTCCACGGCGCTAGTGTTGAGCTGGTGGACGAAGATTTGGCCGGCGGGGCCAGTCTCGTACTTGTCGGTGCAGGTCACACCGGGCACCAGAATCGGGTTAAAATACAGGTTGGGCTCCAGGATGGCGGAATACCGCTCGTCAACATGGAGGCCGTTATAAGTGACAGACATCTCTCATACTCCTTTACGCTTTTTTCTTGTAGAACGGGTTGTTTGCATAGAAGGCATCCAGATCCCCGCCTCCTGCCGGTGTCCGGCGGATCGGGCTGCCGGGCTTGACGATCTCCGGGGCGGGCTTATCCCCCTCAAACAGATAACCGTCAGACTCCTTCAACGCCTTTAGCTGCTCCTCCAGGCCCACCAGGCCGGCGTCAGTCAGCTTGAGGGCGTCCCGGTTGATGGACTTGGCCACCAGCTCCGGGTTCTTGGCTTTGGCCGCTGTCAGGGCCGCCTTGAGCGCGTAGTCAAACCGGACGGCCTCTACCTTCTGGTCGGCCTCCTGCTGCATCTGCTTGGCCTTGGCCTTCCACTCCGGGTCATAGCCCTCCAGCTTGCCGTTGGCCTCGGTGAGCTGGGACTGGAGCCCGCCCACCTTTGCCTCCAGTGCGTCAAACTTGTCCTTGCCGACGTAGCCGCCGTCCTTCAGGTTGACCAGCTTGACGCCCTCAGCGCCGTCCAGCTTCTCGGTCAGTTGCTCAAAGGACAAAGGGCCGCCCTCAAAGAAGGGCTTCAGATATTCGTAGCTCATGTCATTTCCTTTCCCGCCTGCGATTTTGCTTATAAGCGCGCGGCCACTCCGCGCCGGGGCGTCCCGGCATTTTAAGCCCGGCCGGGGATGGGCGGATATGAACACCGGAGGCTCAGCCGCCCGCCCGCTCGCGGTCGTACTGGCGTTTGAGTCCGGTCTGTTCCACAAGGTCGGTCTGGAGCGCCCGCCACTCCTTCAGCTTCGCCCTGGCCTCCTCCTGGGGCTGTCCGGCGGCCTTCATGGCCTGCTGCTCCCGCTTCCAGCGGCGGATCTGCCGCTCTATGTACCTCTGACGCTGGCTGGCCTCGTACTCGGTCAGCTTCTCGCCGTTGTAGGTGATGGATTTTGCCTCCAGCTTTTTCAGCTCCTTCGCCCCGTAGGTGCTGGCCATACCCTCAAAGTAGGGATGAAAGGAGTGCCGGCAATTCCAGCCCCCCAGCCCTGGCCCGGTGCCGTAGCCCGTAGCCCGGCGGAAATCTGGGAACTTTTTGGATTTACCGGAGCGGCTGAACACTTGCCCCTGCCACCTGGCATGAGAGGGGCGGGCCCCGCTGTGGGCCGTGGTCTCCACCAGGTCGCTGTCCATTTCGTCAGCCAAGGTATCCTGAAGCCGGAGGGCCGTCTGGTTGATGCCAGTTACCACATTCATCCGCACTGCTGCCTCCACGGACAGCGTGCGGCCAGAAGCGTAATCCACGGTCGTCAGCCCTTGGCGGGTCAGTTCCTTAATGGCGTTCCGTATGGCGGTATTGGCGTCGAATCCGCCGGTGCTCACCTGGAGCCACGCCCGGTCCAGCACCGCCCGAAACCGCTCTCCGCTGTCCAGCGCCGTGGTGCGGGTCAGGTTGGTAAAGAGGCCCTGGGTCTGCCGAAGCCCTGCGCTGAGCACCTGCTGGAGCTCCTGGGACGTGTTGAGGGCCGGAGGCTGCAGGCCCGCCCGCCGGTAGTCCGCCTGGTCGCTGACCAGGGCTTTCCCGCCGGACGCCTCAAAGAGCTGGCGCAGCTCCTCCTCACTTCGCCCGGTGAGTTCGGCCAGCCGGCGCAGGATGTACGCCTGTTCGGCACCCATTTCTTCCAGGACACGCAGTTGGTGCTCCGCCGCCGGAATGAAAAAATCATATCTGGCAATCCGCCGGGCCATGTCGGTCAGGATATCCGCCTCCACCTCACTGTAGAGGTCTACCATAGCGTCCGGCGCGCCCTCCAGGTATCGGGGTGTCAGCATGTGTTCACTCCTCCGGGAATCTCAGCATGGGGCGGGGTTCCGGCATGTACTTCTCCCGGGCCTCCTGTTCGCTGACGCCGAAATACCAGCCCACCAGCAGTTCCGGCCGGAGGTATCCGCTGTCCACCAGACCCTTACGCCGGGCGAACTCCACCCCCGTGTCCTCAAAGATGGAATCTCCGAAGGAGACTGAGGGGTCAAATGCCCCCGCCGGCGCAAGGCCGTAGAGGGTGGCGTATATATCATAGGCGTACATCAGATCGAGCAGCCCCTGACGCAGCCCGTTCTCCTGGATGGCCTTGGTGGTATTGTAGGTCTCCTTGTCGTCGCTCACCACCTGCGTGGCTGTCATACGCCCGCTTTTGAGGTCGAAAGAGAAGGTGCCGGGGGAGAAACCCGTCTGTCGTTCAAGAAGCCGGCACTGTATGTCGATGGCCTTCTGGTACTCCTCCACCCGCAGGGCGGGGGTGTAGTCCCGGAAGGGATCTCCCTGCCCCATATCGCCCGTCAGATCCATGGACAGGTAAAGGTCCGTGGTCTGGTCCTTGAAGGGCACCCCACCGCCGCTCTTGTCCGGCTGGAAGGCCGTCCGGTCCACGATGCGCTTGCGCTTGCCTGTGTGGATCTCCCACAGAAATTCGCTGTAGATGCGGTCCAGCTCCGCCATAGTGTCCACGGCCCTGGCGTACAGGCTTACCGGCAATTTGCTGGTCTCGTCCACTGTGTTGGCCATCGGCATGCGTAGTTCACCAAACAGGGGGCGGTCCACACCGCGGATGACCACCTCCGGCTCCAGGCCCGCCCACTCCGGCACATCTGTCAGGGCCAGCTCTCCGCCCAGGGTGTCCCCGGCGTTGTACCAGTAAGCCCGGTTCTGGAGATACAGCCCGTACGGCTGGAGGTCCCACGCCTCCACCCGTACCACCTTCCGCCCCCGCAGGGCGGCAAAGTCGGTAAAGAAGCCCGCTTCCGTCACGCCGGCCCCATTGATGCGGGTAGGATAGATGCGGTCGGCTGGGATGATTTCACAGTAGATATTCCGGCCGGAGGGATAGGGCTTTACCACCACCCGGCCCCCTGCCCCAGCCAACTGTACCGCGTTTTTGAGCTGAGGCAGCAGGAAGCGGGTCAACTGGTCATTGATCCACGTTCCACGGGCTGAGGCCCCCGCGCTCATGGCAATCTCATTGCAGGCCAGGGTGGACATGTAATCCGTGACGTTGATCGGGGTATTGGTCACCCGGTATCCGGCCTCCAGCCACGCCGGCCGCTGGTAAAAGGCCAGTAGCCAACCAGTGATTGCGTTGGCCATCTTCTCCGAAATCTGGAGCTCTCCGGGCGCCGCCGGTACGCTCTGAAACATCCCTTTCACCGCCTTTCCCATCCAGTATAGAAAATCCACGTTATTCGCCCCTTTGCTTCCACACCGGCTGCATCCCGTAGCGCACTGCGTCGATGTGGTGGTTTTTGGCGTCCGGGTAGGCGGAAATCAGGTTCCCGTCCTTGTCCCGCTCGAACTCGTACTCGCTGAACTCCTTCGCCGTCCTGGGGCACCGCTCCGGGTCAATCACAATCGCCGCCAGCCGCCCCAGCCACTTCATGGAGTATTCCACACTGCCCGGCGGCTTGGCTGCTCCCCGACAATAGAAGCCAAATGCCTTATAGTCCGCCACGCTCTTGGGCTCGGCGCTGTCCGCGGTGAGCAGGTCAAGAGGCTGGACGCCCTTCTCATCCCGAAGGATTTGGGCCGTCTCCTCGTTGCCCTTCCGGTATGCCTCTGCCTCGTCGAAGATGTAGAGGGTCAGACGGGCCGCGTCGTAGTGCATGCCGTTATAGGCCCAGGGGTCAGGGTAATAGCCCCAGTCAATCCCCCGGTAGATGCGGTCGAAGCGGCCCAGCTCCTCGTCGGTGATGGCGCGCAGTTGAATATTCTCAAACACGTTTGCCCCGCCGCCGGTGACTTCTCCCAAATATTCGTTCCGGTAGGCCAGGGGGTGTAGCTCCTTCAGGTGCTCGGCATCCGCGATAAAGCGGGGACCTAACCACTCCGGCGGCGTCTCCAGGTAGGTACTGTGGTGCTTCACCTGGCCTGGCTTGCTTTCTCTGGCGTACTGGT